AGAATGGAACAATCAAATGCACTTGTTGTACAACCAGTAGGGTCAACCTCTGGAATGCCTACACAACAAGAATTACAAGTATATCAGGCATGGGCAGATAACGCTGTAGACTCTCAAATGTATCGCTCAGTCGGTAAGTCGTCTGCAATCATGATGATCATGCTAGCGGCTAGGGAATATGGTATAGGCCCAGCGCAAGCGTTAAACGGTGGATTGCACATCATCGAAGGTAAAGTAGAATTATCTGCCAGAATGATGTCCTCACTAATCAGAAAACGCTCACACAAAATAGAAGTTATTGAGGATACAGATGAAAAATGTACGCTTAAAGGTACTAGAGCCGACAATGGCGAAGTACAAACAGTTACATATACGATCACAATGGCAGAAAAAAGTGGTCTTATCAAAGAAAAGGGAGCTTGGAAGAAAACTCCGCAAGATATGCTTTATGCTAGGGCGTTATCTAGGCTCGCTAGACGGCTTTTTTCTGACGTTATAGGCATTGGATACATCGAGGGTGAGATAAGCGATTCTAGGGCAGATATGAAGGTTTTAGACCCTGTTAAAGAAGTTGTTAAGTCCAATCCTGTAGAGAATGTAGAGATTGAGGTCTCAGGTGAGAAAAAAGGTGAAGTTGAGATGTTAAACGAGCTGGTTAATCACATCGGATCAGATAAATTACACTTAATTCAAGATTATATCGACGCAGTTAGTAAGCACTTTAAATGGTCATTCTTCAGGACGTTAAAAAGCCTATTAGAAGATAAAGATAAGACCTTAACCAAATTCAATACATGGGTAGAACAGAATGTTAAATAACCTAGTCGGCGTGTTTATGTTGTTGTTGTTAGCTGGATGCTCAATAAGTTTCCAAAATATATCTACACATGGAACAGCTACAGATCTTGTTGATCAAGATTTAGATGCGACAGCGGATGTAAAGCCAGTAATCACAGTCCCACTTAGCCAAGGGGTGTTATGATTGAATTAGAACTAGTCCATTTTGGCATCTTAATCGCGTTGCCGTCCTTCTTTATAGGCGCAGGATTTATGTGGTTGATTATGGACGATTGTTATGGAAATTGATTTCCAAATGATATTTATTGCGGTATACATTCTGATTGGATTGAAGATGAGATTGGATTATATCACCTCATGAGCATAATAATAATTATCTTATTAATATTAATATATAATAAAGATTAAGAAGTAGCATTGAGCTACTTCTTGGTCATCTTTGCTTTTGGGGTTAAAGACTTTGCTTTGATTTTTGGATTACTTTTAGTTCCCGAAACATAGCTTGGCAGGGGTTTATTCTTTTTACCCATTGTCTGATCTTTTGATTTACCATATTTCCCTAACTTACTTACCACGTCTTTTTCCTTTGACGGTTTTAACCGCTTTGTACTTTGCTTTAGCGGCTACAGGTTTGAATCTATCTCCACTACCCAGTTTTGGTTTCATTTCTTACTCTTTTTTAAAACTTTCTTGAGTTTCATATCGTCTTTGATTTGACTACGAAACTCTTTATCATCTTTCTCAATATGCTTAATTACTTTCTTTTTTAATTTTTCTTTCATTATTATGCCACGATCGCCCAGCTGAATGTTGAAACATCATCAGTATCGCTTGCTGTTACCACAAAGCTAACGCCCGGAGTTATTGTTACATGTTGACCTTCTGCATCACCCTGAATTATTCCAGAGATGTTTGTTCTTGTAATTACGATAACTGAGTCAGCGGCTACAGCGGTTGTTGCAATTGCAGGGCTTATTCCACCAACATCAAAAGCGCTTGAGCCTTTACGTGCGGCCGCACCGCCAGCTGTATAGACAGTACCACCACCAGCAGGGAAAGTCATTGTTCCTGTTGTATCTGCTACGGTTACAACCGAGTTTTGAATTAATTTACCCGTTGCTAAATCGAATCTTGCAATAGCGTTATCTGTAGAGCTTGCAGGGCCAACAACATTACCAGTTGCGGGATCTGTTATAGCTGACCAAGTCGCTACATTTCCAGTATTGTGTGTAAGAACCCAAGCACCATTTGTTGCTGTATTAACCCAAATAGTTGGAATCAAGTAGTTCCCACCAGCATTCGGATCTTTACAATCAGCAGTCGTGGGGTCTCTTTGTGATGGATTGATATTAGCGGATGGAACAAGCGCGTATTTTTGTTGAGGATAACCTTTTTGAAAAGTATAAGGTGTTGTCATTGAATCTCCTAGATTAATAGTTAGGTGTTACCTTTATCGTATCTAGAGGGGTATTTATTTGAAAATCGACTGTGTAAAACAGCTTGACATGTACAGCGGATTTACATTAGAGTTATCAGAAAACGGAGGGTTTATGTTGTACGACAGTAAGAACTGCACAAAATGTGGTGACTATAAGTCTATAGATGAGTTTTATAAACAAAAGAATGGTCTTTTAGGAGTAACAGGGGAGTGTAAAGAATGCCGGAGAGAACGCGCTAGGAATTATGGAGCTGAAAATAAACAGAGAAAAAATGCCGTTGCTAGATCTCGCAAGGTCGATCGTAGTGAGTACAACGCCAAATTCCGAAAGAATAATCCAGATTACTTTATAGAGCGAAGGCGTAGGCTTAAACAGAAGAATTCACAACTATAACATCTTTTTGTGAAACGGCCATACGGCACGATTACCGTATGGTCATCATTACTAGTTAATATGAAAGCAAATGTCTATGGGAATATAAAGCATCTATAGGATATTGGCAATAAAAAAAACCGACATCACTACACTGTGTAGTGACGCCGGATATGCGAAATAAACCTTATTTAACGTGCTTATCGTATACTGATTACGAGATTTTGTCTTGTAAAATAATTATATTTTTCATATAACATGACTGCTTAAAGGGGTAATCTATGAAATATATAATATCTATTATGTTGTTGTTGATCTCTACAAATACTTATGCAGACTTAGACGAAGTAAGAGTTAAAGATATGCTGAGAGATATCCGAAATAATGCTATGGAAGAGAAGTTTAAGAACAAACACGGTGAAAATGACCTGTACTATGATGGGTATATACAGGCCACAAGTGATGTCATGGTCATTCTAAATTTTGTTAAGAATTAACTTAATAGTGCGCAACTGAAAACTGTTGTAGTTCCAGCTCCACCTATACCAAACAAGTTAACTGTTTTAGTGCCATTAAAAACAGCAACATTGAACCACATCTGAATACCTGCTGATAAAAACACTATGTTTGATTGAGAGATTACGCCTACACCGTTGATAATATCGTATGTTGCGCCAATGTTTTCAAGTGTAAGTTGACGACCTCCTCCTCCAACCATGCACAAAACATAACCTGAAGTGTTCGCTGCTGTTACCCCTTGTAAGGCGACTGAAACATTATATTGATACTTTCCTGTTATTGGTGCAGTGAATATTCCTGTAGTTGTATCATAACAGCTACCTATGTTTACAAAAGTAGTGTCGCATACAACTACATGAACTGTTCCGTCACCAGTAACGTTGGGCACTGTTGTATTTACATAAGCACATACACAAGGCTGTTGAGGAGAGTTCCAGATACCCGTTGTTACTTGACCTACAGTTGTAATTGAGTTTTGACCTATGTATGTAGATGCAATATCAATTTGTGGTGTTGCTCCACCTGTAGATGTAATTCTATTAGCAGTTCCGGTAACGTCTGTAACTGTTCCACCTCCTGAACCTGATGCTTTATAGTCTAGATTGTCTGTGAATGGGTTATATGCAAAGCTCATGATTTATCCTAGGGTTATGAAAAAGTATATGTTGCGCGATCTGTCCAAGAGAAGCTATAAGAGGTGTCAGCTTTACCGTCTAGCTCAGGCCAATCTACTTGAACTAAGTTGGTTCCACTGTAAGTTAGTTTTTTTAGTTGCCATACTCGATCATCTTCGTCTGATCCCGGCAATGCAAATGCGGCATAAATAAGATTGTTGACTGAATACTCACCTCGGTAGGCTTTTTCTCCATAGGTGTCTTGGATTAGATTATGGTATTGATCTCGTTGTAATGGTACTTGTGACATATTAGTCTCCGTTTGTTTCGTTACTTAGCACTGCGTTTTTGAATGCGTCGTTGATTTGTTTTTGTATTTCTTGTAGTTCGATTTTCTTGTCTCGTGGATTCATTTTCTGAGTTTCGACATCTCGGAACTTCTTGAATAATGACGAGATTTTCTTGCTTTCTTTCTGTAGTTGTTTGTGGTTGTTTGGTAATCCACGCTTGTCGTCCATTCCACTTTTTTCCAGCATGTTATAGAATTTCTCTGTGTACTTGGTGTTACTAGGCGTTTGTTCGTATAAGAATTTACCCATAGCTAAGAAGTTTTTCTCGCGTTGTTCAGGTCTTAAATCTTCTGACATACCTGTTGCGTATAGAATTTCATCCATAATCGCCAAGGCGTCTTGACCAATACCCGGCAAGAACGTTTTAATAAAGTTTTCAGTCTTGATTGGAGATACACCCCATAATTGACCCCACTGTCTAGATAACTGATTTGTTTTAGAAGTATACTGTTGCTCTGGAGGTAGGTTCTCAAGTCTTCTTGGTACTACAGTTGGGCTTGTACGTCCCTCAATAGGTAGAAACATACTGGCGGCAGTTGCGGCTGGAGTATTCAATTTCTTTCCACTAGCTAACTCGTAGCCAGCCACTGCAATAGGTGGAAAAGTACCTGACAGTTGTGATGCAACATATGAGTTCAATCCTTTAAGACCGTCTTTATCATTGTTCTTAAGATAGTCATACATAGCTTCTGGAAGAGCTTTAAACGTCGCTCCAAGTAGCCAAGGAATTGGGATGGCAAAATGTCCGAGTGGTGTATAGAAATGCCAGCAAGATGCCTTTAAGATTGGATTCATATCGTCGTAATCTGGATTACCCTCGTTATACATCTTCAATAGCAAACTAGGCATTGTGATATATGCTAGACCCTTAGCGACGAACAGTGGTCGCTTCAGATTCTTAGCTATCATCGCAGGCTCTTGAAGCATTACATTGAAGAATGGCATTACGTTAGCCGCTATCTTAGCAAGCTTACTAGAGCCTTTATTGTTTGGGTTGTAAGTCACAGACTTAGACTCGACTAAAGCTTGTGTACGTCCAATCTCAGTGTCACCAAATTTCTGTAAAGCACGCTCATATTCAGCGAATGGAACTGAAGCGGTCATAGCTTGATGAGATTTCTTAAAGAATTCAGCCATCTTTTTAAATGGCACCAAGGTTATGTTACCATGCTCTTCAGCAAGTTGTGATATCTTAGCTTGACGCTCTCCACGTAGCATTAATCGCGTTGCATATGTATCACCACCCTGTGCTTGGAATTTCTTCCATGACTCAGAGTTTCCTATAATGCCCTTCATGGCCTTGAATATTGATAGAGGATTTGATCCAGTCTTCGAGTATATCAACGACGACAGAGCATCACGACCGAAGATCGACACAGCTTTAATAGGCTCTAAGACGATTGCTTTAGAGAATAACTGGTTTGTTTTCTTGAATATGTTTGTGAAGAATCCAGTATCGCTTGGCGCTAAAGAGCTGAAGGTATCATATACTTCTTTTGGTACTTCAATCTCGAAGACCTTTCCGTTGTCCCATCCACGTAACTTACCGCCTTCAGTGAAGAACGCATCTTTGCGGGATTGATCGTACAGAAGATCTGCCATCTCTTGAGAATCAGGATCTAATTTAAGCTCGGTAGCCATCTCTTTAGGAGCTTTACGCCCTTTGGATTTAACAACCTTGCCCGGAAGATTACCCGCTTCAACTTGTTTCTTGTACTGTAGTATTGAGTCGTTCTTACGGCTATTAGAGATCATCATGCTTAAGTTCTTCGCATCAGATTCGCTTGGTGGAATGATCTGTCTGGTTGAACCCTCAAAAGGTTTCCACCACTTGGTTGGATTTAAAGACCCTTGTTTGACCATTGAATCTTTACCGTAATCCATCACTCTATATAACGATGAATGCGCATCTTTATTCCATTGCTCAAGTCCTTTGTCGCCCAGCATATTCTTTCCGTAGTGTTCAGAAGTTTCTTTCTGGAATTTGAACATATCTTGAACGATTGGCTCGTATTTCTGCTTAAGACGTGCAACATCTTTTTGGGCTACAGCAGTGTCTATTCCTGTCTTCTTGCCCTCAGATTGGCGTTTCAATGCTTGTCTGGATGTTCTGTAAACATCAAAGTCTTGGATATTATATTCTGAATCAGCTTTTCCTCTTCGGAGAGTTGACCATCGCTTACCACGACCAACATAAACATCTTTAAGACTTCCAGTCACAAATGTATCAGTGACGTTATCGTAGATACCATTCTCTAGAACTGAGTTCACTTCTGATGCCGCTGATTGAGCTTGCTTGATCTTTGTAGAGACCTTTTCACTAGTAGTTAGATCAGTCTCTAACTTCTCTAAAGGTGCCAAGAAGTTGAAAATCTTAGTATTCAGTTTATGAGCCAACCCTTTCGGATCACTAAGTGTTTCCTTCGCCGACTTAGCAGTCTCGATTAGACGAACAGATCTAGGCTTTTTAAAGTCTAGTCGTTGTTCCGCGCCTTCACCTGTAGTTTCTATGATTGGTTGTACAACTTTTGGTTTCTTTGTTTTCTTCTTAACGAATGCTAGATTCTTGTTAAGCGCTCTAAGCTTTGCGGTCTTTATTGTTGAGTCTGGTTGCTTGTTTACTTTGTCGATTTGAGCTTGAAGCTGAGCTTCTTTTTTAGAGGACTCTTCTGGCTTTACATTAGTTTTCTCTGTGGTAGATTCTGTAGAAGATTCTGGCTTTACAAGCTCTTTCTCTATAGATTTTTCTGTTGGTTTATCAATCGGTTTTTCAACAACAGTAGACTTCTCTTGATTCTTCATTCGTTTTTTCTGAAGATCAACTTTTCGTTGTGCTTCCTTTATAGCCGCTTGATCGCCATTGCTTTTAGCGACTTGAAGATCTCTACCATAACGTCTTAACTTTTCAACTTCTGACATTTTAGGTCTTGGCACATCAGATTCTCCCTTAATTTGCTCAACAGGAAGTGTTCTTATTCCTGCAAAGTTCTTAAGGAATGCTCGTGTTTTGTCATTAAGTTTCTTTCCGGGAAGATTCTGATATGTTTGATCATACTTTGTCAGCATACGATTAAGGTCTTCTGGATTATCAATCAATCCCTTAGAGACTGCTTTCTCAGCTACAGCTTTCTTATTCTTTGGAAGCTCTTCAATCTTTTTAGAAAGCTTTTCTTTAGGTTCTGCGTGGATCTCATTAAAGATATCTTGAGCAACTCCAGACTTAGCAAACTCTTCTGGAGACTTACCACTGGCTTCACCCTCTTTGATGTATCGTTCTCGGATTGCTTTTGGCGCCTTCAATAGATTGAATCCAGCAACAATAGCGGCGGCATGTGCCCAATCTTCACTTGTAGGAAGTTCACCCTGTGATAGTTTTGGTATCGTAGCAACAGCAGTTGTTTCTAGGGCGACAGATCCAGATTTTTGGACATACTTATTATTAAACAGATTGCCGACAGTCTTGTTTTCTTTCAGTAAAGGCATAACTTTATTAACTGCGCCGAGTATAATACCGAATGCTCCCTCAGTTAACGTCTTACTAGCGACTTGGTCAGCTCTTTGTAGAAATTCACCAAACGTTAAATCATTGCCTTTGTTTACGTAGTCACGGTATTCAGTAAGCGAAGCTTTAAGAAACGCAGGCATAGCCATTGTTCCGAATAATCCACCAGCTACTCCACCAACTGCGGTTCCAACAGGCCCAACAGTTCCACCAGCCGCGCCTCCAACTATAGTTCCAATGGTTGCACCAGCCGCCATAAACGGCAGATCCCCAACGATTTCTCCAGCACTTTCTGCGAGAGATCCCCAAAACTTTGGATCTTCAGTGTTTGGTTGTTCAGAGTTATTTCCATCAGCAAACTTAGCTAGCTGACCGGATGTAGATTTCTCAGCAAGCCCTGAGACAAAATGATCCATCAAAGACTTCTGTTTCTTCGTAATGTACAGCGGATTTACATTGCCATCTTTTTGTTCTGGGTTTACAGACTGTTGTTGTTCATTATTAGCAGTTTGAGTAGATAATCTTTTCTCGATTGCAGACATTATCGCTTGTGATGAAATATTCTGCTGTCTAGCTAATTGAATTTTCTCGGCATAATCAGGATGTTTACGTGCGATTGTATCAACCATCACGTCATCTGATATCTTATTTTCTCTAGCTGTGCGTATTTGATCTAATGATAATGCCATTAAAATATCGCCTCAGCTTTTTGTTGTTCAGTTAGCTCATTAGTAGAGTTCTTAGCTTTCTTTCCGTTATATTGTAGGACTTGCATTATAACTTTTTGGATTTCTTCTTTATCCCATTTGCCACGTTCAGCGATCTTTGTTAGATCAGATTGTCTTGTGATTCCAGAGTTATATAGTTTGTTTAAATCATTAAATAATTTTGTTTTTGCTTCAGATAAAGCCTGCGCTGGTATTTCCCATTGTGGCTGTCCATAACCTTTGATACCTTGCCATTCAGGTGTTGGCTTAAGGGTGGGAACTGTATCTGCAATGATTTTTTTCTTGTTTTGAATAGCTTCAAGAGTTTCAGCAACTGCAATATCAATATCGAATACTTCACCAGAAGCTTTAGCATCATCTTCAGATTGAGATATCATACGCATAAAATCTGCATTCTCATACTCATTAAGACTTTCTCTTTCTTTCTTCGTGTAGTTCTTGATGTACTTAAGATGACTTTCTTTATTTGTGACTTCTTTCGCTTGAGCATTAATTATATCAGCGGCTTTTTGGCGATTATCTTTATCAACTTTGAGATCGTAATCTTTCTTACGTTGATCTAGAATCGCTTCTTGATAAGGAGTTTTATCCTTTTTGGATGCCAGCGAAGCGTAGTCCTTAAGCTCAGTGATTCGATTTTTCTTATAGTCTTCATCTAATCCTTGAGCGGTCAGCATGTCTCTATAAATCAACGTAGGATCTGTATCTTTCGGATACTTAGATAAGATTCGGTTAAAGATCTCATCATTCTTCTTCTTGGATTCGTTCTGATTGTATTTTTCGATAAACCCAGAGGCGATATTCTTAAGCGATTCATTTAGTGGATTTGGGCCGAAATTAACTGTTTGTAGTGATGGCATGATTATCTATTCCCAAAAGTTGGCAGATTCCATTTCCCAGACGTTACTGGAGCGGAAGCGCTAGGATTAAAGCCCGGAAGTTTTTGTGAAGGCGTAGCCACAGGACTCGATGCGGATGCTGTTGATCCACCACCATTAAATCTATTAGCCATTCCTTGACCGATACCTGAAGATAGTCCAGACAATACAGCACTTCCAGCACCTTCTTGTGGTTGCTCGTAAGCAAATGTTTGTCTGTTTAGAATGTCTTGTAAGCTATTTAATCGACGTTCCATTGCTGATTCATTTCCTCGGTATAACATATCAGCCATACGAGCGTTTAGATCAGTCTGAACCGCCTCTCCACTACGAGCTAGTGCGCCACCAAGATAAGATGAATTTTGTAGATTTCCACCGCGAAAAGATCCGGTAATGCCCGGAACGACGTTATCTTTCCAACTCTGCATTGCCGGATTGGCATACGAAGTTTGAAAGTTTTTCATTGCGGCATCTGAATCGAAGTTGAATAAGTTAGCAAACTCACCCTCTCCTTCAAGACCTGCAATGTATTTTTTGTTTAATCGACGTTGGTTTTTATCTAGAGTAGAGATCTTTTTTGGACTACCGCCTCCACTAAAACCACCCATTAAACCGCCAGCTACTGCGCCGATACCAGCACCAATTGGGCCTCCGACTGAAAAGCCTGTAGCGGCTCCAGATAGACCACCGCTTACTGCGCCAGATCCATTAAATCCCATATAATTACTCCCATGTAAACCCGCTGTACATTTAAGTTTGCTAGGTTATTTGCGTCCAAACGACATTAGAATTAGTCAATCTGGAAGTCATAATCCACGCATGATTAGTGGATGTATTGACCCAGAAATCTCCAATATCATAATTTAAGTTGACCTGTGCATCAGCAACAGGATCAGAGGTTTGAGCGTTCTTCGAGGATTTAGTATTGGTAACCTTGGCTATATCAAAGTAATTATCCCGTAGCTGATTGTACAACTCAGGGTTTTCATTTCGTATCTCTGAACCGTAGTTATAGTTAGGCGATAGATTTGGCATTAGATAAGTCTCCCTAGACCAGCAAAGCCCGGCATTACTGCGTGTATCTGTACTTTGGCACCCGCTTGCGCATTACCAAATTGCAGTTGAATGAATCGACCAATTTGATTTACCCAGATTTTGTACCATGTTTTTATTCCGATTTGACCCGGAAGATTGCTCAAGTTTACTTCATATGGAGCTTCATCATAGCCGTTAAGCTGAGTAGGTTGCTCCGTGTCATTAGTAATAACTCTTACTTGTAGTTTGGCATTTGAAGGTGTAGATGTAAAACCGAGGGATGTATACGCAGAGTATGCTGTCGAATCTGTGCCATCTAACGAGACAGTGTTTGAATCAATCACAGTGACGTTATAGAAGTTCTTATTAAGTTGAGTCATACCATTAACGCCATCGACAAGTACTTGGGTTCCAGTTGTGTATCCATGACCCGGAATAGTGAGAACGCATGGATTAGATTGAGTAGCATTTATGATATTGATATTATCTGTAAGATCACATCCACTGGTTGATACATAAAAGTAAACCCAACCACAACGAACTTTCTGATCTGCATTGGCAAAAGGATTGAATTTCTTTGTCTTACTGTCGAATGCAATCACCTTAGAGCATGTACCAGAGTCAATGTATGGGTTAAATCTAGAGGTATTTATAGGGAAAACAGTAAAGGTATGCTCATCTATCACAGAAACAATGGGTACTTGCTTTTGATTAAGCTCAACCATACCATTGATACTATTGAAGTTGATCACATCGCCAATCTTCCACTCTTGGAAGTCTGTGGTCACTTGAACTGTGAATATATCTACAACGCTTATATCTCGAATCTTAACAGGGTAATCTTCAGTCTCCACATCATTTAATCGTGTTATTTGACCGTGATGTCCACCACCAACACTGAAGGGAGTTCCCTTGGTATAGGCAAATGAGTTCCAGTTTTTATAGTCGGCCGCCATTTCATCCCAAGTTTGGTACTGAAGGAGATCGTTCCATGTGATGTCGTATTGATTTATAAACTCACCCATACAACTAAGAGGAATTCGATATACTGAGAAGTTCTCTTCTTCGTAATTTGTTACAAGAATTGAATCTGAAATCTGTGCGCTTGGACTTGGATGTATTAAATAATGATCCCTGTCTTCATCTACAGTTCCAGCGTAACACTGGGCATATCGACTAGAGTTAACGTTGTTAAAAGAGTATTGAGGAATTTTATTGTCTGATCGTTCAACGGAATATCCATCCGATACAATTAAGCCTCTAGAGCTTATAGCATTTGTTCGGTTAAGATATGTGACAGTTCCAAAAGGTGCCTCAGATCCTCGCGTGCCATCAATTTTATCAAGGCTAAAAGGCACAACATCATTGGAGGTGTATTTGAGAATCCATAAACTAGAGTTTGTAAATATTAATAGATCGTCACGGTTGAAGTCAGCGCCAGTAACGAATGATTTATCGGGTATGTCAATTAATCCAGCACCAATGGCGTCTTGAGTAAAGATATCTCCATAAGCGCCAGTTCCAGATATTCTGATACGTAAGCCGTATCGGGTACCACCGTTTTCTATTGTAGATAATACTACAAGACGATCTTTAAAATCAAACAAGTGTAGTGCTGTCTCAATTGGTGTGGTAAGTTGTTTGTATGTAAGATTGATTGGGGCATTCAACGGAGGAATTGTATTAAAAGTAACATTGATGGTTCCTGAAAGATAGTCTACGGTTCCTATACCATCACCTTGTAAATTACCAAATAAATTGTCTGTTACCGCTTGAGGTGTTGTAGTCTCGTTTATCGTGAGTGTGCCCGGAACAATCCCAGTATTTGCAGGTGTGTTAATAACGAATGTTGCGTTAACACCATCACCAAGAACTCCAGATGCAACGCTAGTTTGCTGATTGCTTGCAGTGTAAATTGGATATGAAGTGACTGTAGATCCAGAATACTGCTTTGGACTGTCATTATAATTCACAAAAAGAAGTCTTTGGATATCTTGAGGAGTCTTATACATTGTCCAAGATAAGAAATTAGTTTCATTTCCCGTTAAGGTCGAAGACCCAGTAATATCGTCTAATCTGTTTGTTGTCGGATTGAATCGGTTAATATAAGTTGTATCCGCAACGATCAGTTCTCTAGTATTGGCTTGTGTGTAGAAATTCATCACTCCCATCACGGGAAAACCTTGATGGTAATCATAAGTCGTGGTAACGTTAGTCAGATTGTCAGGGGCAGTTGAGAAGACCAGATGGATCTCACCAGTTGTGTAATCAATGGTAGATAATGCTGTATCAATAGATGTCCCTGAGAATCCCCCTAATCCATTGTCTGTTGCGATAAGTGGCACCGCCCCTATGGTATATAGGATTTGAACTGAACCGCGTCTAAGAGGCTTATTTGATGTAGTGTGATCAAATGTAGTCAATACTCCATCTGCCGCACCGATTAATTCATTGGCAATATTATGAACCATTCTAGATTCACAATACGTTAGATTAGAACCGCGTTGACCAGTCGCAAATTGAGTATATCCATCCCGAACTTGCCAAACACCTAGATAGACGAATCCATCCAAAAGCGTTTCTTGTGAATCATCAGGATTGAGCCACGGCTGTAGTTGCTTGTCTAAACCTGTAGCGAAGTTTGATATCAAGTAACCGTTATAATTCATTATGATATCCGTGTATAGATTACTGACCAAACTACTGTTTGCGGAGAACTACTATCGTTTACAACCATAAGATCATTACCTGAACCACCCCCAAACACAAAGTCAGGTCTAGCCGCAGATCCGCTATTACCAGCAATAGATTGAATGTTGTTTGAGCCAGCACGAACAATTGTCCAATACTTAAAAGCGCTTGAGTTATTTAATAGTGTGAAACCTGTGGCACAGTATCTATAGCCCGGATCTGGAAAAATGACTTGTGATGCATTACCTGCAAGTGTTGCAGAACCAATATTGTTATTTGGATATAGACGATCACCTGGAGTTAAAGCTATGGTTTGGAATGCGTTATACCAATACAACTGGGAGTTTCCTAGGGAGTCATTTTTGCTATATAAGATACCGTTACCGAATGGCAACGAAACAGGGTCTGCGCGATTAATAGTTGTAACTTGCTTGTGAATACCTTGTTGATTAACAAATGAATCAGAAAACAAGTGATCGTTATCTATGATATCTTTCAGTCTTTGAAAGTTAGTGTTATTCTGTGCGGGAAATAAACCCGGACTTTGGGTTGCATTTGGGACTGTAATTGAGAAAGTCATTAGAACCTAGGGGTAGATCGTTGATTCATTTGTTGTTGATATGTACGTGCGTAAACTTTGGCTTTGTAGTCGATAAACATTGGCATGATTCGTTGAACCATATCTTGCTCGCCGTAATCACTTAGAAGATCTATAGCGGCACCGTATGCAACATATCTCCATAGGTATGCGTGAGATATATTACCGTTTAAAGGCATCTCTACTTCAACTCGATAAGCGTTGATCTTTACATCATAAGCTTCATTTGGAGGGCCACGAAACGTAAGTTCTTGGTTATAGTACAAAACATCTATAGGTCTTTGAGGTTGATAAGCTTGTGTTTCAGGCCATCTCCAATAGAATTGGGCTGGATCTTCATACCAATTACATTGGAAACCATTGATGTAAACCAATGGCCCAATGGTAGTGTATTGAACACCCGGAGGTTGATCAGCAGGGTTTTCTAGATCTACAGGGAATGGATTAGGACTAAGAGCATCTATAGAAAAGTTCCACCATGTACGGTTTTCTTTTAGTCGTAATTGCTCTCCCATCTCCAATAGATAGAAATCGTTGATATATCCTAGGATGATTTGATCTGTGAATTGTGGATCAGATGCGTCCACTCTTCCAGTAGCATTTCTTACAATTTGAATAATATCGTTTGCTGATTTAGCCATCTAAGCCGCCAAGAATTCCATGTTTTGACAAGAGAATCTAGCTCTCTCTCCTACTTGTTTTGTTTCATATAAAGTGTCTCCACCATCTGTACACTTCACTTCGGCGAATATAGGCTCTGCCAATGAGTTTAAGAATTGGATTACTGGAAGACATAAATTATAGGTTTGGCCGGGCTTTAACTGTCCTTGCCAGTGAATGTGTTTCTTGTGAATAAGAACCTTCAGAACGTTGTCTGGCTGGTCGAATCGCTGAAACTTTACTTTGAATTTTGGATAGAAATCTTCTGTAGGCACTTGTACAGGTAGCTTGTTCTTACGTGCGTACTTGTTATAGATATCGAAGTGTTCTAGCTTTGTTGGAAGACCGTCTTCAGGATTGTATTCTTGTTCGGTTTCAATCGGTTGTGGAGTCATCGGTTGGACAGCCTCTTCCATTTCTTTTATTTTTTTGAAAGTCATATATTTTCTCTCGTGTTTAGGTTTTGCGTGTACAACGCTGGGCCTGTAAGGGTGAATTTGGCTAGACCGATATCTACAAAGGTTGTATATGATGTACCGTCTATCGGAGAGCCGTATTGATCGAATAAATCGAAGGTATCCGCAGTAACCTGACCAATCATAAATAGTTGGTTATTAAGTTCTTGCATACCTGTAAAGACAGGGCTAGTAACAAAGTCAGTAGCCCTGACGTATTGGTCATTGGTTAATCCATTACTAACAACAGTCACTCTGACAGGATTGCTCTTGTCAATGGCCGTTGGAGTCATTTGTCTGACAACAAAGCCAAGTTCTGTGTTAGCCATAGAAACTCCTTATACTTGACCTAAGTTTGTGTAAGCGTTAGAGGCAGAAGCTCTAATGTAAATCACATCACTAGCGGCACCCATGATTGCTGTACCAAGAGTGACTTGGAATATAGGCGCTGGGTTCTCTGTGTATAAAGATTCGCCAGTCAACGTAAACTGAGCGATACCATTGTTAACGAATGCTGTGTATCCTGTGCCGTCAATTGGAAGACCAGTTTGTGCATCATACAGAGCAAATGTGTTTGTAGTAACTCCACCAACCAAGAACAGTTTGTTGTTCAATTGTTCCATACCGGTAGCGCTAGCCACAGGAGATGTAACAAAGTCTGTTGCACGTACATACTGACCGTTTTCTAGTCCGTGACTTGCACATGTAACAACTGGAGGTAAAGCGGCTGTAATCGCAGTTGGAACGCGATGCTGGTCAGTGAAACCAGAACCATCACCCAATACAGTAACGCCATTTGTTGTCTCTAGTGTAGATGTTAAATTTGTTGTACCGCGGTTGATAATTAAATCATCGCCGTCAGGCATACCAAGAAACCAAACCCCTTGTAGGTTGTTTGTGTTTGTTCCATACTTAGTATAGTTCCACCATTCAATACATTCTGGAGCAAACGGCAATGTTAAATCGTATGCCGCACCTGCTGAAGTTAGTTTGAAGATGGCTGTGTTTGTGTCTTGAAAATCTCGTACGCTCATATTGAATCTCCTTAAGGTCTTGTTGATAAAAGGTTTATGACCCAACTGTCGTCCAAAATCGTGCAACCAAAACGGCCCTTCCAGCCCATAGTGCTTCTCTGATTCAAACTGTCTTCGCCAGCGCCTAAAGGTTTTATAATCATCTCAAGTGACTGATCATCAATCATTAACGTACCGTAAGCGTTAGCCGCAAACATTAAGTTAGAGTAGACTGGTGTAGACGCATTGGTTTTATAACCTTCTGAAGTCATAACAACGCGAACTTCATCCAACGCACCAAGCTCACTTTCAAGAACAGATTGCTGTCTTGGGTAGCTGGAAGTAGGGATAAAATTACCAAGTTGTTTGATGTTAGTACGTAGATCAGTATTAATGATCATCCAGTAAGCCGCCCATGTAGGCATAGTACCGATTGCAGGTTCCGCAGTAATGTTTGGAGCCATTTTTTTACCGTTATTACCCATAAGGTAATCTACAGCACGCTCTAAGTCAGTAACTGTTATCTCAGTAATAGCATTTCCATTCTGACCGTTTAAGCAGTCGATTTGAGAGCTAGTAGCAACAAGCATGTTTCTAATGAGTTTATCGTAAGTGCTTGCATTATTTTGACTTAGCATGTCGGCGACCTCATTACTTGTTTCATCTTGTACTGTGACAATGACGTCGTCGGATAGCTGTACGACCTTACCGTATTGTGAAACGACGGCTGTAACATCGAATTTAGAGACTTGCTCTGGGTTCGGTGTGACTCCTTCGGACAACGGCGTAAGGGCATCTGATAAATTTTCGAAACGACGAAAGATAGCACTCTTAGAGTTCTTCTGAGGGATACGTCTTTGTTGACTGAAAAATCCGTGTACATAAAATGGTTGATGTCTATCTAACAATACGTTGTCAAAATAGATTCCAACTTCTGGGTCAACCTGTGTGGTTGTAGTAGTTCCGTAAGCCATTTAAGGCCTCCTGTTTATTTCCCAGCTAACAGGTTTCGGCGATATTCTCTGAATTCCGGTTTACCGCGAATTGAATGTAAATAATCTGCGTTGTTGGCTTGTGAGCCTTTAGCGACAGTTACTGGACTTCCAGGCTTTTTAGAGTTCTCTACAATTCGTTGAGCATCAGTTTTCTGATTCTTAAATCTATCTGTAGGTTCTTCTTTAGGCATGTAGTCCTGTACAATTTCGTATGCTCTGGCATATCGGTTTGGGGCAGTTTCAATCGTCTGTGTTAGCCAAGGTTTTCGTTTAAGTATTTCATCTAAATGTTTGTTGATGACTTCCAAAGCTTTAGGATTGGACTCCACAAACGACTCTTCTAGAATCTGTCTGCGATTTCCAAGTGACGCTTGTTTTAAGCGCTCTTTCATCTCTGCTTTAGTAATGAATTCATCGTCATCTTCATCATCTTGTTGTTGACTTTCAGCATGTGCTTGAGCCTGTTGCAAGTTACGCAACTGTGCTTCTAGTTCCTGACGTTTTCTACGTTCAGCTTCTAAAGCTTGTAGTGGTACTTGACGTACTTCTGGCACTGCTTGTTCAACTTCATCTTCTACACCCTCGTTGACAGGGATTTCCATTTCGTCTTCTTCTGACATAATTTCCTTTTACAACCGTTTTTATCGCCCGAACATCGGCGCCATGTCTGATGTCGTCTCAGATATTTCGACCTTTTACTTTCTGTGGGCCTGTTTTAACCGTCTTACCAAGAGTCGGTAGTCTTAGACTGCCGTCTGGATTCATAATCCAAAGAAGTGTTTTAACCCCTCTCTTGTTATCTACCTCGTATAAGAAAGCATCCTTAACGAGCGGTGGCTTAGTGTCAGATGCCTCTAAAAAGGATCTGCCGATTTTCCCGCCTAATTCTTCGGGAAATTTTACTTTTCCAAGAATCCAATAGAGATCTTTCTTGTTGTTTTCATTTAAGATGCGTTCCATTTCCTTATTGTAATGCTCAGTCAAAGCGACTTTGGCATCTTCATGTTGTTTCCGGATTACATCTTCAGGTAAAACTAACAAGCTTGACCTCTTAAAGATTCTTGTGTTGCGCGTTGACCTTTGAGTGCCATAACCTTCTGATGATCAGAGTTATGGTAAACTTCTACTGCGCTGTTGATTGAAGATCCTTTTTTTGGAACTCCCATAGGGTTTCTCTTGTGAGAATATTCCCCAAATGCTGATGCACCTGCGCTACCTGTTGGTGGGTTATAACCCTTGCTGTAGGCGGTCATCTTTGCCATTTTCTGTGCCATACATACCTCGTTTGTTATGTTGGATTTTGTTGATCAGACGGCTCTTTTAACTGCTCTGTCTGTTCGATATCTTGTTGAACTTGTTCTTGTGCAAACTGTTGGTCTGCTACACGCATTTCATGTGATAAGCGCACCATGTCCATGATGCCTCGGTTATCCATGTCTTCAAGCTCGGCAATTGTTCTAACGTTATCAAGAAGTGCTTTCGCGTTGTTCTGTACGACTTCTGATTCACGTTCTTTAGCAAGTCCAAGATCTGCAAGTACACGCGCTCTACGCTCTTGTGCCAATGCGAGATTGTTTTCGACTTGTGAGTTTTCGAGAGCGGCTTTACGTTTCTCTGCTTCCATAGCGATTTGTTGCGCTTGTTCTTTAGCTTGTTGTATTTCAGCCATTTTCTGACGTAGACGACCTTTGCCCTGAAGAGGAGCGGCATCAATAATTTCGTCTTGTGGAATGTCTATGCCAATTTCTCGTAATTGCAATAGCTGATAGTAGTAAGCTTCTTTTTGAGTCGTTGTCAGGATTGCTTGTTTGATTTGAGAATCGTATTGACCAAACTCACCTGTAAAGAATTCTTCGGTAGGTTCTCTGCCAGTAATACGCCAGATCTTTCCAGCGCTATAGTTCTTCTGAATACATTCAAGAACAAGTGATCCAAGCCACTTTAAGGTCTGTTCAAGATTGTCATATAGACCTCTGTTGCCTTTAAGACCGTTAGAGGCTCTAACTTCAGCAAGTCTTCCTGAGACTTGTGAATCTCCACTAGAGGATATGCCAAGAAGCTCTTCTGATCCACCCGGAATTTCCATGATGTTTTTGTCGATAATATCTTGGTATTGTAGGTAACCGGGAGGTACTTGTGGAGGTTGTATTTCTCGTATGTCTGCATGGATATCTGAACCCTCGTTGATGATAATGTTTCGGGCTTGTCCGGACTGCAATAACATCGTTGGGTCTAATACAGCACCGTTTTTAGATATCCATCCCGTGTTGATGACGGATTCCATAAGATCAATTATCTGGCTGTGGCGACGGTTATATTGTCTTTGCGCATCTGTGATTTGTCTCACAAGTCCTTGAACCTTAAGCTCGAACGAGTCTATTAACGGTTCAAAATAAGTTAGGATTGGCAAGAAGGGGTAGTTATCCACTTTAGTCGGGTCTGGGCCTTCATATAGAAGACGACCACCAACAATGATATTCAACTCTACAGTCTGTTTGTAAGCGTTAATCAGTTGAACTGATGGATTTTGTTTAAGCGCTTCCTTGAGATATTTAAGTTCTTCTTTAGAGCCGTTCCACTCTTGAGTTACTCCTGTATCCATATCAACAAGATATTGTTGATTCTTGTTTACACGAACCCAGTATTGGTCAAAAGTCAATAGGTTCTTGGCAATATATGTGCTGTTGTATTGTCTGTAGAGTCCTAAATATTGGTATTTGTTATCTCTAATACCTGTTGGGATGGAGTCAATAATACTTGGATCAATGTCTGGTAACAAAGCTTTAACTTGATCTCGGCTAAGTAAATCACGTGTAGATGCTTGATCGCATGTATCCAGATTTCTAGTAGTAAAGAATGGATCTAACATCAAGGCATTAAATGGTTTCCAATAAAATTTGATGTCGCCATTCACCTTATCTTTTGAATAGTCCATGTAGAATCCTACGATAGCTAGTCCTGTCTTTAGGGAGTGTTCAAAAGCTTCGGAAATTACATGATGCGCATTCCCTTTCTCGTAGACATAGATCATTGCGTCAGATAAAATATCCGCAGTTTCTTCGTCGGAATCTTCTTGAGGAGCGACTACAGTTGAGACTCGATTTTCTCTTTCGTATCCAGAATACAAATTTATAACACGACGTATCTTGTTTAGTTCCAAGACCATTCGGTTTTGTTTTTGTAATGCGTAGCGCTCAGCTTGAGTCCAGTTTGATCCAGAATATGCTCGAAGATCTTTATATGCGGCGGCATAGTAAGTTCCCCATGTCCTGTAGGCATCGTAGAAAAATTGATTGAATTTTGAGACTTTAGTGTCAGGATCAGGATTATAGGGCATTAATAACTCACCAAGTTGTTGAGTAAGAATCGTTTAAGTCTTAAATCAACATCTTGGTATATGCGTTATTTATTGTAAAATCGCGTTAAACCGCGTTTAAAGCTCTTAGGCGCTTCCACTCTTCTGCGGTGAGTGATGTGTTGCCTTGAGTCTTACTAAGCGCTTGAACGCCGTATATGAGAGCTTTGGATGCGTGGGATGCCCAATCATGCAAAGACTTCTCGCGATAACAACCCAGCTTGTCATTCCACTCTTTTCGGAATGCGTCTAAAGACTTCAATCCCTTAGCACACTTAGTTTGATCAAACCACATGCGATTAAATACGTTTCTAGTGGCATCTATACCAAACATTTCGTTACGTTCATATGGTACTATGTCTACTTTGAGACCTAAGTCACGGGCAATATCCGCAAAAGACTTGCCAGTTCCAGGCTCTCTCTTTGCAGCATCAAAAGGCATATAGTGCTTCTCAAATATGTATGGAGTCTTTTTAAGCCAATTTACATAATGAGCTAAGGCTTCACCTGAGTTCTCATAGTAGTCTATGTACCTTATTTCTTTTCCGATAGTCTGAAATACCCAAATTACGCAGTCGTCAGATATTCCAATATCCCAACTGGTAAACGTAGGCGCATTCTCATCATATGGTAGATGGCATATTCTATGTTCTGTTCTAGCTTTCGCCATTTGTGTTCCAAAATACAATCCTTCATTAGAAGAAGAAAACGCTTCTTCAGGTGTGCTTGGATACTCTCTTGTCATGTAATCCATTTGTGTCTCTGCTTTTTTGACGTACCATGCGCGCTGTCCTTCTGTTAATGTTATTTCTAGCTCTCGTTCTAGCTTGTCGAAGTAGTCTGTCTGTTCTTTAGTGAATCTTATATCGTGATGATCTAACGTATATTCAGGCTCTTTCCACCAAGGAAAAAACCAAAACTTCCAATCTAAAGGTGACAGATCTCGTTTCTCCAACTGCATGTCCAAAGCTCGTTTGCATATGTCATAGAAAGATCCACCACGACCCCTTGCAGTGGATTCAATGCAACAGAATTGTCCGGCTTGGATAGTGTTAATAGCTCCTGAAATGATCTCGTCGGCTTTCTTGGGGTTATCAACACAAATTTTCGCGAACTCAGTGATGTGCAGTAATTGCAAAGTCCCTGAACGTAAAGATGTACCGACACGGAAAACAGATCCGTTACTAAAGCGCAACTGGTTAACGTTGTCTCTATCCGCTCGCACAATATGCCTAAGGAAATCTGGTAAATTGTCATATGCAAATTTCACTTTATCTATGAAGATTTCTTTCGAGTTATCCTTGTTATCCGCAATGATAGCCGCGTTCACGTTATCGTTGAAGAGGCATGTGTCCAGAAACATCAACGCGTGCCATGTTGTACAGCCGAGTTGGCGGGCCTTAAGGATGACATTTAAGTAATGTGGCTTTGATAATTGCTTCTGAGCCCAGTTGGGCTTGAAAAGAACTTTATTTCCTGACTTGTCTTTGATCCAGTAGAGGTTTGACATCCTCCAGTCTTTATTTGCCAGCAATCGAAATGCCGCTGTTTCACTTAACACGATGTATCATCTCACTTTGCTTTCCTGAGATACATGGCTTCGCGTCGGGAGGCACCCAATCCTTCCCTATCTTTTTCCAGATGGGAGGATCTCTTTGTTTATTGATTTTATGGGCTGGCTCCCATGAACAAGCATCACATAAAGTGACACCTCCTAAGACATGCTCAAAATACTCTAACTCTTCTGGGCAACCACAATTCTGACATTGGTTACTCAACATGATTATCGTTCTCTGGTTCCGGTTGAACATCAACTTCTATAGGCTGTTCTGTTGGTTGTATCAACGGAATTACTTTCCGGTTATCTAAAATCTCAAATGCACTCACATCTTCTATAGAGATCATGATACTATTGGAGTCGTCATACATTGGTACAAATTTTGGATGACTAGCAAGCTCAACAAGCGAATCTTCTGATGCGTATAAGCTGATGTTCTGCCCTGATTTAAGTAATAGTCGGACTGTTTTGTCGTTTTCTTTTTTCATTTTTTCTCCTGTGTGTTTCAAATATATTATACGTAAGTCGTACGTACTCATCATAATAGGATATATTATCCAAGCATTCAACATATATTTCTTGCAAGCCTTTGATTCTTATGATATTGTGTCTAATAACTTAAACAGATGGATGGTACATATGGATATAAAGATTTTTGGTGATCACGAGCAATCTACAATAGATCAAATGAATACAGTCTGCTCAGACGAAAGGGTTAAACATGCAGTACTTTGCGCTGATGCTCATCTTGGTTATAGCGTCCCTGTGGGTGGCGTTGTTGCGTATGATGGATACATAAATGTTAATGGGGTTGGGTATGATATTGCTTGTGGATGTAAAGCTGTCCGCGTAGATAAAGATTCGGATCATGTACGCAATGACATCTATAGAATCATGAACGACATAGAAAAACATATCAGCTTTGGCGTGGGAAGAAAAAATAATGAAAGGGTAGATCATGAATTATTTGATGATGCTTTATGGGAAGAAATTCCATTGCTAAAAGGTCTTAAAGAAAAAGCAATGGATCAACTAGGGACGGTTGGATCTGGCAACCATTTTGTTGATGTATTTATTGATGATAGTGATAGACCTTGGGTTGGTGTACATTTTGGCTCTAGAGGTCTAGGCCACAGTATATGCACTGAATTTGTAAAACTAGGTGGAGGAAAAGATGGTGTACACGCGGAACCAGTCATTTTTGCAGAAGGCTCTGACTTGGGTGAGCAATATATTAAGTGCATGGAGATGGCGGGAAGATACGCCTATGCAGGTAGAGACTGGGTGTGTAGTCGAGTCGCAAAAATTCTTAAGTCGGATATCTTGGAAGAAGTACATAATCACCATAATTTTGCATGGCGAGAAAAGCACTTTGGAAAAGATTTATGGGTCATCCGCAAAGGAGCTACACCTAATTCTGTTGGCTTACAAAGTTTCGTGGGCGGTTCAATGGGCGATTACTCATACATCCTTGAAGGAGTCGAATCCACAGACTCTACTGAGTCGTTATATTCAACCGTTCACGGTGCCGGAAGAGTCATGGGTCGTACTCAAGCAAAAGGTAAGACACACAGGAAGACTGGTGCAATACTCACGCCCGCTCTTGTCAGCAAAGAAGACATGCAGGATTGGATTAAAAAGTTTGGTGTAGAATTACGAGGAGCTGATGTGGATGAATCTCCACACGTATATAAAAGAATTGATGAAGTATTACATCATCATCGAAACACAACTAAAATAGTTCACAGACTTAAACCAATTGGGGTGGCAATGTGTCCACCCCATATTCGAGATCCCTATAAAGACTAGGTTAGCAATCAGTCTTTCTTTCTTTATTAATTTGCTTAGTTTTGAATTCCATAAATTCAACAATGTCAGAATCTTGATCTTTCCATGCTATAATTTTGTATGGATTCCCAAGACTCCAACCTGTGGCCGGATCAAATTTAGATGAGCTTGTTTTACACTTCGCACTATAAGGACAGTAATAAATTACTTCCACTTCTTGATCTTTATCTTCTGGAAGACCATCATTCACCAGGATAAAATCTCCTAAGTCGAAATCGCTGTCATCTCTATTATTTTTAGCTTCTTTACACTTGCACATATTATTCTCACTTTTTTTATTATTTTCTGTTAAACGTCCTACGGCACGTTGGGAAAGATATTCCCAATACCTGTTGTAATATTCTACCCAATCAACTCTATCCATATTATTCTCCATTCTCTATGGAAACCCTAGGACTCGAACCTAGAAGAATCCGGTTTAATCACCCGGTGCTTTACCCATTTTAAGCTAGGTTTCCAACACTATAAAGGATCTTATTCTGATCAAGTTATTCGATCCCCTCCTCTTCAGGACTGACTCCATGTAAACCCGCTGTACATTGCACATCTAGAAACAGGTAGGATTCGAACCTACGGAACATATTTTCTTTGCTTCAAAGGCATTGAAAATCATCTACTCGTGAATCCAAGTTGCATTCAGCCACTCTGCCACTGTTTCATTTGACAAGGGAGGTCTCGAACCGCCGACTCCCGACTTCAAAGGCCGATGTTCTACCACTGAACTACTTGTCATCAACTCAAAGACTAGGGTGGTTGGACTTACACCAACTTAATAGGATTTGCCGTCCGCGCATCGTCTACTTCCGCTTCACCCACGTGATTTTAAATGTGCGCCCCCTTGCAAGAGAATTTACCAATATTAGGTTGGATTCGTACCTTCTGGCGCACAATCAAGGAGGAGGGATTTGAACCCCCGAAAGTGGATTACAAGTTCCACCGCTCTAGCCTATCCCGAGCATCTCCTCGTAAAACCCTCAGTATTTTCTACACCGCTGAGGTAACCGGCCTATCGTTATATATATGTACGCACAAACAGGGAGGACGACATCGCAGTCTCGTCTGGTACCGACCCACTTGGCTCCCCATAAACATTAGCGGCACGTGGAGTCGAACCACGACTATCGAGGCTTATGAGACCTGATATGGAACCACCATTTACCGCGACATAAATACTATAGTGGGATTCGAACCCACGCCACTGCATATCCGTTAAGATATCGCCTCTCTACCAACTGAGTTATATAGCATGATGATTGTATGCCGACACTGGACAACCAACAAACCTCTATTACCACGCGGTTGGGCTTGAACCAACGACAGACACTCCGATCAGGGAACCGCTCTACCAACTGAGCTACGCGCGTACACCGCTAGAATATAACTAGCTTTTCTTTTTTTTTAGAGGCTCTAACAAGTGTTCTAGATTACACTTCTCACGAAGCATCTTGTTTAAATCTTCACCTTCACTAGCGATTGATCTAGTTCTGTATTCAATACGAGAGTTAAGACTCTCTAACTCTTCTTCAATCAACTTGATAGCAGTTTCTGTTTGATCCGTATCTAGAACTATATTACTTTTAGTATTTCTACGTTCTTGTTCTTTCATCATTTCATTATAGCTTTTGAAACACATATTATTTTTCCTGTTGTTATGTTCACTTATTATATATCCAAGTGGGTCTTGCAACCACCATGCTTGATCTTTATTTATTTTTGTTATTGGCACTTATTACTTCTTAGGTAATCTTTCTTAAACCGACGCCAAACTGACTTGGGTACTTCATCTCCGAATACACCCTTTAGAGTGGCTTTCAGTATCTTGGCACGCGTCTTTCTCATACATTCTCCGGTTAAAGATCATAATATAATATATAACATTTTCGTACTACGATATTTTATAAATATTTTATAAATATATTTGACATGACTTCACAACACTATACGAACAGGTTTATTGATATGATTATAATTTTGATCAACGACTGATGCGTTTACACATTGCATTCCTGTGAAATCCCTGATTTGTCCCCCACACTCATGTATGTGACCGAATACGTGCAACTTAGGCTCAATCTTGTTAATGACGCTTCGGAGGTCAGGACATCCTGTACGTTTGTGATACGCATGATCTAAGACATTCCTTGGAGGAGAATGAGTTACCAAGATATCTGTATCCTCAGGAATTAACGCCCACTTCTCTTTAAGATCATCCGCATCAAGTGCGAATGCCATGCACTCAGGGTTTTGTCTATAAAACTTTGCAGTCCAAGGAGATCCCCAGATCTTTAGTCCCTCGAATTCAGTGCCAGAATCGCATAGGTATTCTATGTCATCAACATAGTCCTCAAAGAACAGTGGATGATCCACCAAGATGTTATCGTGATTACCAGCGATTATAATAATCTTTTTGTAGTCTTGTATATCAACCCATTCAATAAATTCTTGTAACTGTTCTGGCGTATCCCTTGCTGTAAGGTCTCCAGCAATGATCAATAGATCACCGCCCTCAAGTTCTGGCTTATAACCGTGCAGGTCTGATATGCAATCAATCTTCATTTAATCTTATCCTTTAGTATCTCAATTACTTCCTGAACACTATTGCTATTTATCGCATTCCAACCCATCATGAGGGCTAGATCTGTTGTTGTAGGTAACAAAGAAGAAATTAAAAATGATACAAATGCAATGATAGCCAAATATATGAAAGTGTATTTGTAGGGTCTAAAACCCCTTGCATCCATATCATAAGTACCTTTAGGATCAGGAAGAGCGGATAAAATAAATATGATTATAGAAAAACCTGAAAATATCGTAGATAAAGTACCTACAGTTTGAAATAACGTATGCAAATGTGGTAATCGTAGTAACCAATATAATTCCATGTTTTATCCTATGTAGATTAGGTCATCTGTTTTAACTTCTATTTTTATTTCGTGAGGATTAAATGGCTTAGAGATAATATGTCTACCGTTTTTAGTCGCATAATCTGCCAAGATATAATCTTCTGGAATTCTATCAATTGCTTTTTCGTATTCTTCATCTTCATCACAGTCAATCAGAAAATAACTTTGTTGCTTAGATGAGGGACACATTAGACAACTAAAGAATCGATTTACTATGTCTACATAGAATTCTGTTTTTGCTATCTCGCAATGATTTTCCAAATCCAATTCACGACGCTTAAACTGATGAGATGTTTTTGTCATTGATCGGCTATTAACCGAGGAATAGATTCTGTGGTTAGGGTATGCAGTAGCTTGTAGGTGGCGTAGTTGCTCAATCTTATTATTCCAATCTACAATGCCATTAGAGATCATTTTTATGGATTTACGTTGAGCATTTCCTGTAGAACCATCTTTGTTTCTGTGTAATAACATAACACCGCGAACACCATCCTTGAAGGTGTCTGGTAGTTCACTTAGATCGTCTATTAACATCTATCTACCCTTGTAATCTGTTTCATAAAATCCTGAGCCTTTAAAGTGGATTGCAGATCCACCACCGAAACCCTTATTCATAGTTTTGTGACAAACTAAACATAAAACTTGCGGCTCGTGAGTTATGTTATGATGAACAACTCTTGTTCTATTGCATTCAGGGCATTTGTATTCATAAGTCGGCACTCAAACACCTCATTGATAATGCTTTTAATTCATCCGCTTCATAAATCTGACGAGTTACAATCCAACAGATTAAAGATCGAAATATTGATGATTTAAAAACTATTGTTTTTACTTGCTTAGCTATTTCTAAGGATTCACACTCACATAAAACATGCAAACCACCATCTTTACCAAATGTTATTATGAAATAATCTTTAGGCATTATTCCCAAACCCACTTTTGATCATCTTCATGATCTTCAATGTCATAACGATACTCCCCGCACGATTGACATTGGTTATTAGTATCAAACCAAGTAAATGCCGAAAATGTACAGAAGTCGCACTTGGCTAGATAGAAGGGTTCATTAAGAATAGTCATATGTAACCCCATTACACCATCTACTGAAGGATACGAACATATCCGACAAGAATACTACAAACATCATTAACCCACACAATATAAATAACTTGCATTCAACACACCACCCGAATGCGAATAACAACATACAAATTATGTTCATTATTCTGTAACCTTGATTAGTCATCATATCCCCTTAGTCGTATTGTTAACCATTTACGTTCATTCAGCTTCACATGACCTTGCCAACCACAACAAGGACAGTCATAATGATTTTTCTTGTAGTATTGTTTCTTTGTCATAGTCGGTTCTCTGCTTTTCTTTATTAGTTCTATACATGCGCCCTGATAAACAATAAGAACATCCACCATGATTCCAACAATACTTAGAAGCTTGCCTAGTTAATTTTCGGTGTTCTTTCTTGTGTAAAATTGCTTTGTCTAGACTCATTAGATTATCTTAGATATGGGATGTTATCTTCGTGCATACATCTATCAGTTGTTAATCCATAGCTCTTTGTGTAATCTCTATATGTGCAGTCTTTCTTGATTCTGATTACGGTGTCGTCTTGTCCTACGTATGACCAACCTTCTTTAAAATCCCAAGCCAGCATTCTTAAAACACGACTAGGAATAGAATTTGTGCATGTGTTCTCTAGTTCTTTAATTCTATCCACAAGGCGTTCTTGTTTCATTTCATGGCTCATAGACTCAGCAGAGCTACCATTACAGAAACCCCAAAAGAAAACAATAACACTATATAGAATACCAATAGCCCAATATAATAAATCCCAATAATCCATTATTCCACCACCGCCATTACTTCTGTTTCGCAGATTATAATTAAGTCTTCATGCTCTATATGCCATGATCCAAATTTATTAAAGAATACTTTCTGCCCGACAATGTATTTTGAGTCAGTTGCGATATTATGTATGATCCCAATGTTGGGATATTCTTTTGGCATGGTGATAATGCCATTATTCATTGTTGGTTCTTCAACATATTTTTTGATAACCAGTTTTCCCGATACAGGAGTTATATTCATTCTGGAGTTTCCGTTTTTACATTATTGTTTATTGTTTTAATATTTCCTTGGATCATCTGTACTGCGTACTCATGTCCTTTAATGGCTTGCGCCCTGCTAAAGTAGCGTTGTTTCCATAGATGATATTGATCATGATTATCGTTGAATATCATTGTTTCATAGATCAATGGAGCCATATTTCCGTAGATACCCATATCTTTACCAACGTGAATTGTCGATATTCTATATCCACCAAACGTAGTATCTGCAACGTGTCGTTCTGGAGAGCGTTGTATATCTCCCCATTGTTCCATAGTTATTTCTTTTCCATCAAAGTCGTAATACATTATTCGCGTTCTACTCCTTCGGGTAAGTTAATGGTACAGTCAGAAACATTCATGGTCACAATATTCTTGTTGTCAATTGAATCCGCGATCCACAATGAGCCAGACATGATAACCATAGACAGCCCAGCAAATTCACAATCAAGTTTGATGCAATACATACCACACAAATATAATAGAAATATAAGAAATCTAGACACGGTCACTCCGTTTTATTGGGATTAACTTGATCATCTTTCTTGGTTCTTTTCTGACAGATTCTACAATGCGCACACTAGTGTAACGCGGATCATAAGAATCTGTTTTAATTAATTTTGGTTCTTCATATACCACACTGTAGCCCTCAGGAGCTTGATTTATATAGAACCATCCCGAATCACCGTAGTGGTTTTGGTGTTTAACATATCCACTATATAAGGGATGTCTAACAGGAGTTCTGTATTCTTGAGTAGTATTATACATTTTAGACCAACCATTAGGGATTGTTTCAGATTCATGAATCCATGAAGAAAGTCCATAATCAGATTGTATTCTGATATAATCAGTGTATTTCTCGTGTCTTATTACATCAAAGTTCATTTATCATCTCCATCTTCGTGGTCGCTGTCATAGTCATCATCTTGATCATCAAAGTAACCAAACTTTTCTACAATAGCTCTTTCAGCTTCGTGGAACTTATCCCAATGCTCTTCAGCTTCAGAAACCATTGCTTTGAATTCTGGATCACCATCATCCAGATGATTAGACCCGATTCCATAATGGAACCCTTCATTAAGACCGCCACCTTCCCATGCACACTTATCCATAAACTGTCTTTTAGTATATAAATCACTCACTTCGTTACCTCGTTATTGTAGTCTTCAATATATATATATCCCCAAAAAATTCCCAGAAAAAAATAATATATTATCAATATAACAATAAAGAAATGTATTGATACGGTATTGGAATTACATGATACAGGGATATGAACCCAAAAAAATCCCATAAGATAATTTTGGATACACACCAAGAATAATTTGGATATAGAATATTTCAGAGAATGTGGTTTATAAGTGACAGGGGAATATAATGTATTATAATTAGTGACCGCTTCTATTAAGGATCGTGGGGGTCATGTTTTCCGGTTCCATGTCCAGATAACGCGCACACACGCACACACGCACGCGTTAGATGTATTAACACAATGACGCGCACACACACGCATGTATAGGCGCGATAATGTATTACAATCAATTTACCGTAAAGTGTTGTTGTACGCCATCATTTGATTAACGTACAAAATAATATGTATTGTGGAGTATGTCTGAGAGGGTATTTAATCAGTAACAGGAGATTTAGAACGATTCATAACGAAGTCTAATGCCGCTCTGGTAGCACCCTCAACCATGATATCTCTATCTTGATCATAACCGCGTTTCTTGCCTATTGTCTTAAGTAAGAATAAACCTGCTGTAGTATCACCTGAGAGGGCTTTATTCTGGAAGACGTCTTCGAGAGAATCAAGAAAACGCTCTCTACATGTGTCTAAAGCTTGTTTTATTTCAGGCTCAGCGTTAACCCGCAAATGGATTGTATGGCGATTACATTTAAGACTATCAGCCGCCCGAGAAATATTTCCCCTAGCTTTAGTAATAGCCTCTATAATAAGTTCAGAGGGTATCTTTACACCTGATTGAGGCTTCTTGGCTACTTCTGCGGTCTTATCTGCGTATTTTGGATATCCCATAAACATTAATCTTGTTGTATATAGTCCTATAAACCTGACCACTGGCGTGGTGCTGGTGTTCAAGACTGATTATATCATCAATCTAATTTATTCCGCTGATTATGTCAAATTTCCGCATTCTAATGCTGCAAATGTTGGTCGTAAACCACTAAATACCAATGACTTGCACATAAATTATTAATATATCTTGCATATAATTCTAATATATGTTATTGTCATTACTTCTTAATCGCAAAAGATCTGTTGATTACTGCTATCGAGCGAATACGCAAAGACGTAGACACAAAAACAAGACATGAAATTAAGAGACACAATAACACTAAACACAATAACAACGGTTATCAAATGATATCAAAAGAGATACAATCCAAGCTAGATTATAATCGTGCTATACTTGACGATTACAAATCTAAACTGAAGGACGCCAAAAATACTCCCGACTTTCGAGCTATAGATTATTATCTTGCTCATATTAGAGCTGTAGAGAAGGCTATAAGTATGTTACATGCTCAATCAAGACAAGCAAATAACAATCTGTATAAAGAGTATCTATAAATAACGATACGCCCTCTTAACTTCAGTTGAGGGGGCTATATTGCGATTTATGCAATACACAAACTAAACATACAGGAATATTATGGATTTATACGAGTTATACGATTACTTACCGCAACAATGTATTTATGAGCTTAACAGTTGCGGAAGTGTTGACGAGTGCGCGGAATATTGGGCTAACGAGCTTGATTTATGCAACGACTACACAACAGGACAACTTAGACGAGCATTAAAAAGTTATGCAATTAAAGGTTTAATGAAAATGGATAAAAAAACCTTAGCGGAGTATTGCGTTTGGTTATCCGCTTGTCTAGATGACGAAATACATATTGCATACGTCAAGGGCGGTTATTAATGAATGATATCAAAAAATTTTTAATAAAGTCAATTAACAATCTAGAATTTGATTTTAAAGAGTTAAGAGAAAAGCACGGATTATTATTACTAAAAAGCTACGATAAAGATCTGTATTGTTACAAGTGTGGACAATATTCTGTATTCGTAAATTTGTTAGCAATGATTATTGAATACGAGCTTAAATAACAAGCTCACGGCATAACTTGATTGTGCCGTGCTACATGTTATTTAACATGACACAATAAAGACTAAACACAAATAAACGGGGTTTTATGCTTACTATTATTAACACTCAATATTTAATTGAGAAACGCGCATATCTAGAAAATCATCTTAAAGAGGTACCAAATTGCCCTCCATTAATCAAACATAGATACTGGGGCGCAATCGAATTAATCAATACTATTCTTAAAGACTTGGGGGCATAATGAAAAATCTATTTAAGCTAAATAACAAGCAAATGAAACGCTCAGGACGTGGTAAATGGATTTATGACGATAAATGGATTACGAACGGTCACTTTATGATCAATCGGAGTCTAGTAGTTAATCACCATGCTTATTGTACGCCAGATCATGATTATAATGAAAACCTAGAGAGAGTTATTCCTTGTGCCGTGGAAATAATTTACAAGAAAACAAACAGATTGTTTGAAGTAGGTAAGGAGCTTTCTAGGGAGTTTGAGTCTGATTGTGGGCAAAAAGCTTATTTTGACAACGATTATATTACTCATTTTGAAATAGATTTTGTCAAAGGATCTGATGAGTATAACGCCTTTATTGCTCACGAAGGCCAAATAGTTCTTATGCCGAAACGTAAGCCAGCGGAGGCATAATGTCGGAATATATGGAAGAAAGCGCGGTTGAGTCTCTAGTGCATAGCGTGTTTATCTCGCAGATTATTATAATCAACGAGCAAAAACACGAAGTAACGAGTATCGAGTACAAGAACGGATTTATACGATTAGAAACCATAAGGCACGTCACTTTCACAAGTGACGGCCAAATTTTAAGAGAATAACATGCAATATATACAAATAAAGTGTTACAGACTGGACGACATAGAGCGTTATTCCGTAGTAAACACAAAAACAAATTCATTTTACGGCAAAGACTTGACTTTTGAGCAAGCTCTCAAACTAGAAAGACAAGTATTGAACGCTATACAACACAAGGGGATATAATGAAAGAAAGACTTGAACATTTGATCACTGAATACAGAATGACGCTCAGTGTATTAGAGAGAAACAAAAAAACAGAAAAGGACGCGGGTAGGGGTGAAAATGAGTCATATTTTCATGGCTGTTGGTGTCAACTTGGCAAGGTGCTATGTGACCTTGAAGGCTGGAAACGCAAGTTAGAGTCGGAGTAAGAAACTAGACAATAAGCAAGATTATCTCGCATATAGTCTATGTAAAAATTATTAATATGTGCTTTATTGTTCTTATATGAATAAGAAACAAGAAACAGCTATTAAGAAAACATTCGGCTTGAATATACGTTTATTACGTTATCAAGCCGACTTATCGCAAGAACAGCTTGCGGAACGTGCCAATATACACCCAACATATCTCAGCAGTATTGAGAAAGGAGAACGTAGCATTGGACTAATAAAGATTATGAAACTAGCTAAGGCTTTGGGCGTGTCGCCTAGAGACTTAATGCCTGAATAAACCTAAGGATTAATCCCGAATCTAGTACTTAATTGACCTAATTTTGACCTAATTTTGACCTAATTAAGTACTAGGACTTGCGATTAAACGTAAGACACAAACTAAACATAAGACTAAACAAAGGAAATTGTATGATCCAATGTTATTTTGCGTGCTTGAGCGCGTACAACAACGGTTATTTACATGGTAAACATATCGACATGACACAAGATATTGACGATATCAAACAACAAATTGCGGATATGTTGAAGGAATCCCCAGTAATGGAGTTATACGGCGAAACAGCCGAGGAGTGGGAAATACACGATCATGAAGGTTTCGAGTCGGTACATGTAGATAACTATAATCTAGATCAATTGAATGAAATTGCAATTGCTTTATCTGAAAGTGATGATCCCGAAATTCTAGCAGATATTTTTAATGATTTCTATGACGGTAAAAACATACAATCAGCTATTGATTATATCGAAGAAAATGACGCGGGGGAACATTCCGACTTAGAAGAGTTTGCGGAAAGCTATTATTCGGATTGCTACGAGCCTATTCCGAAACACTTACAATATTATATTGCATGGGACAAAATGGCGCGCGACATGGAATTAAACGGCGAAATAAGAACATATGACACTAAATCAGGTGTTAGGGTGCTTTGGAATCGCTAAAAACAATGTGCGGGAACAATGCAACTTGCCCCGCACAACAACAAACACAAAGGGACTATATGTCAAAAACTATTACAAAAACAACCACAAAATCAAAAACAAAATCGACTGAAAAGCTAGAGCCTGAAAAGCAGTCAAATACAAAAGACACTTTAATATTGGAATACAAGCTACATTTTCACAGACATTTGTTTTATCCCGTCAACGAACTAGCAAAAAAAATGGCAGAATTCCGCGGTCGCACTAGTTTTGTACATAGCGAAGTAGAGTTTTTAAAGTCTGTCGGTTTCTTAATAAAAATTGAGGTGCCACAAATTGATTACAACGAAATTATAAAAATAGCTTCTCAACAAAATCTTAGGGGATTACCCAGAAAATCACGGACTACAAATAAAAAGACATGAAATACATTATCTACTTGAGAGCTTCCGATCCGAAACAAGAAAAGCGAAAGCCCGCGGATAAACAAAAAGACGACGGTTTGGGAATCCAAGCCCAACGCTATGCGTGTATTCAGTATATCGAGAGAATGGGGGGCGGTGAGTATATAGAATTCAAAGATATACGCACAGGCACAGACAAAAAATGTATTGGTATCGAAGCTAGAAAACAGCTATCTTTAGCGCTTGATAGTGCTAGTGCTTCAGATATATTTCTTGTTGCAAAGCGTGACCGTTTGGCGCGTGATCCGTTTGTTTGTCTGGAAGTTGAACGCCGACTTAAAAAATGCAAGGCAAGCTTGATCTGTTTAGACTGTTTATCGTCCGGCAATCGTTTACAGGATGAACTGATGAACGGCATAGTTGATAACTTCGCACGATACGAGGCCGGAATGATATCAGAACGAATCAAAAAAGCGCTTGATCAAAAGAAGTTGCGCGGTGAGAGAATGGGGCATATTCCCTTCGGGTACAAGTGCAACGGCTCTAAGTTGATTAAAGACAAACAAGAACAAATAACCCTTGGACTTATTCAAATGTTTTTTGCTGAAAAAATGACATGCCGAGAAGTTGCGGGCATGATTAATAGTCTTAAACGCCCGACTAGATCGGGAAGGCCTTGGACTTACGGGGCGGTCAATCGAATATACAAAAACAACAAGGCGCATAATGGATAAAATCAAAGAGATTCTCAAGGGTCAAATAGAAAAATATAAGTCATGGAAAATTCCAAGGGATGATCAAGATATAGATATTGATAGCCTTTATTATGATGAGGCTTATACGTTATTCCACGAGTTAGACCGTGGTCAATGTCAACAAATCATGGAAGAGTTAATTAAATAATGTTACAATCAAAATAAAGGAGTATTATTATGTGGGAAACAATAGGTATTATTGTTGCGATAGTTGCAACAGGATTTACAGTCATAGGCTTTATCTATACGTTCTTAAGAAATTTTAAGACTGATATTAATGGTCATATATCTCGTATCGAAACCAGAATGGATATTCTAGATGATAGAATGTTTCAACTTGCCACTGGAAAATCACTACAAGATGCGATTCTTGAAGAGAGAGTTAAGAGAGAAGACGCCAAGAAAGCATAGAAATGACCTAGAATCAATTTTTTATCAAAAGCAATATAATCACACCAGAAAAACCCTAACCTCAAGGAAAGGGTGTTTCTGTGTGTTTAATCACTATGCGGACATCTTAAATAATGTACCAAATTTGGTACACTCTTCGACAAGAATTACAGTGCGTGGATTGTCGGAATAGAATTTCTCAACAGATCCAAGACTAACGCAATTATCATCTTCGTAGACGTATGATGTCATAACATCTAAATACAGTTTAACGAGATTGTCGCAATCTGGCTTCTTTATATGCCGAAGATTTTCCATAAGCGTATTCAACTTCTCATTTTTTGGCATACTTTTTGGGATTGGCATATAAAACCAAAATGAAACTTTCGGATACTGGAATTTCTGAGCTAGAGATTGACATTGTTCTTCAACCTCTAATTTCAGCTCGTTCTTAAGCGCACCTTGTGGGTCGTAGTGCATGATCTTACGCCCACGCTTAAAAACTCGTGTTCGTGCCTGTGGAACAGGGTCACCCTGCAAGACAATCTTCAATGTCATTAAGTTGCACCCAAAATACTAACGTTATGCTGAAGTAAATTGAACATTTTGAATTCTTCTTGAACATACTCAAGCTCTTTTTCTAGATACTCCATACGCTTCTCGTTAATTCCTTGCATGTTAGTGATATAGTCCTCAATAACATCTTTGAGCGTATGTTTTTTTGTTGTAGTCATGATAGCACCTTCGATAAAACCTTTAACATTCCAGCCGTTGAAACTAGAACAGCTATTAATAATAAAACTACAGCCACAGGAATCCATAATGGAGATAGTACCCAAAGCCAACTCCAAGCAATAACACCGGTCAGCTTCAGGGTGATAAACAACAACAAAAGGAGTGTTGGTAAGCTAGCAGTCATAATCTCCTTTATATTGGACAATAGTCTTCATCAGACGTTACCGCGGGTTCGGGATCTAAATTAGGGTTCTTGGTTAGATATTCTTCGATCTGAGCCATAATTTGATCCTTAAATCGTTTTTGTTTGCCGGGATTACGAAAACCACACATTTCTTTATAAACACCAGTTCTTTCGTTTTTCTTAGATGGCATTGATATCCAACGATTTTCACCTTTCTGGAAGATTAAGATGTCAATAAATTCCAAGTCTGTACCTGGAATGTAAGCATCACATGTCGCCAAGATATCGCCCTTGTATAGCGGTTTTACATTACATATTTCAATTGCATTAGCCACGTGTTGCTTCCTGTAGTTTTGGGTTTGATTTGAATAGATTTAGAAATGATCTAAAGATTCCGTCTTTAGGCTCAGGTACCGGTTGAGGTTTCGGCGCGTGTTGCGTAAATACAATCTTAGAGCTTTGAATCTGAGAGGCTTCAGCTTTCTTAAGTTTACGTAATCGTTTCTTCTTTGGTGCTAAAGGTTTTTTAATCTCTTCAGTCATCAGCTCGAAGTAGGCAATAATTGACTCACGAGAGATTTCCAGTTTCTTTCCGTTCTTGACTAGATTGTAACGTAACTTATTCTCTTTAACAGCTTTGTCGATATAGTATCGGGACTTGAAAGCGCCCATCTTGACCAACTGGTCTATTGTATAATTCTTCTTTTTTATAACGCTTTCTATCTGCAAAAAGTTCATTTTCCTCCTTAAAGGGTTTTGTTTTTTCTTCTTGATTCTCCGGAAAACTCGAATATCTGACCTGTTTTCAGGCGGTCAGATAGTGCTTCTCCGCAGTAATCTATAATTTTATCATCTTTCAAGTTTGTAGTGATGACTGTACCTCGTTTCTTCCACTGCATTCGAGTATTGATCAAGTCCATGAAAAAACTCATGAATGCGGGGCTAATCTCGCCTGTACCAAAATCGTCTATCACCAACAACTCAACAGTCTCAACCTTGTTTATATAACCTGTAACTCGGTCAGACTTAAACGTTTCCATCCATGAATTAAACATCTGCTTTTGAGTTGTAAATATGCAAGATAAATTTTTACGAGTGAATTTTTCGCACAGTGCCATAGCCGAATAAGTCTTGCCTGTTCCGGCGGCTCCTTCCATCAAAATAATCCCTTTTGGAGCCTCAATCCACTTTTTCATGTAGTCGATTTTTCCGGCTGATTGATTGATGGACTCAAAGCTCACATCCGCATTGTCATCACCGATACCGTTTAATTCGCAGAATTTAGGCCATAGAATCGCACAACCACGACTGGTTGATGTGATGGTACCGCCCTTCTGGTAAACGCTCATGTTGGTCTCGCAAAGACCGTTTGCGCAAATCCAGACTTTATTCATGTTTATTGAACCGTCCATAACCGGCGTGTAATGGTCAGATCCATTGCATATCGTACACCTAAGCTCGGTTGACATAGTTGGCTTCTCTAGAGCTTTCCAACCTCCCAATACCGCAATTTTGTGGACTATCTTCCCTTCGGATTGTGCAGGTAAACTGTTTTTTGCAATCTCACTAACTAGTTTCATAAAGCATTCTTCCTCATATCTTTAAGTGCTTGAGCGGCTCTTTCTTGGTTAGAGCTAGGAGCAAATCTACGTTCTTTTTGCTTCAATTTAGGTTTTAAGATCATTTTCTCTTCAAGTTGGTCAAACTTTGATCGTAAGTATTTGGCTATGTTAGGCTTAAACATGTGAGGTCGCCAAAAGTCATCAGACAATGCCCAACGCAATACATCGAGGATTTTTTGTCTATCTCGCTTGTCGATTCGGATCATCAAGTCTAGCTCGGTATACAGTGGATTTAGATTAGCCGGAACTGCATAACTCAGCTTTTCTCGAACTAACTCTTCGAGTAAATCATGAGCAAGTTGCTTAATCTCGGTATCAAAGTCTTTTGAAATTTTCTTCTCAGAAGCTTTAGCTTCGTTCTTTTCGCTCGCTTCGTTTTTCGGAATTTGAGGAGGTATAGGAGGAGTATTATTATTTTGTATAGTTTCTTTTGTATAGGTTTTCTTTTGTGGGTGTACTGAGTTCCCTACCCCGTAGTGTACTGAGTTCCCTACCCCTAGTGTACTCAGTTCACTACCCCCCCCCATACAGTTCACATCTATCTCGTATTGATTGGCGGCATCATCCCCATCTGAAGTTTTAGATTTGATCTTTGTTACAAGACCATGTTCGATCAAAGCCTCTATGTTTTTGCTTATTCCTTTTCTTGACAAGCCTGTCATCTTTTCGATTTGAGAAATGGAAATGCGATCGTTGGTTTTATGCCATCCGTAAGTTTTTCTGGCGATGCACATCAAAACCTTGAATTCTGCCGGAGTAAGTATGTTCATCCAATAATCAAACAGAATGTTTGGGATAGAAGAAGTGTTGGGAATATAATTAGACATGAAGATGCCTTGGGTTAAGTGTATTATTATTAATCGTTTGGAAATTTTCGTTGATCATTTGAAATTCAGCCTTGCGCGTAAATCGGCAAGGTGATAAATTGAAGTTACTACAGTTCGAATTTATCGGCCTTGCCGAGCAAACCCAAGATCTAAAAGTCTTGGGTTTTTTGTTTTCCTTCACTATAGTCTTTTTTTTTATATCTAGTAAAGTAAAATTATCCGAAATATGTTGTGCCAAAATGATACCATGTGTTAAGTTATGAGTATTCCCAAGTCCGTGGACTTGTGTTTAGTGGGTGTCACGCTTTTAGTGTGATGCCCATTGTGTTTTCAGAAGCCCAGTGTAAATCTCTGAACAGGCAATATGAATCGGATTCGTGGTTATCAGGTCTAAGCTGACGTCCATTGACTCTTAGAAAGACACCGCCGGGATGATCCATCGAACTTACAAAGCCAGTCTTCTCTAGATAACGAAAATTCATACGATATTCCGGCACTAGCCATTCTCTCAATCGTAGATAGCCATTCTGTTTTGTAAACGATGCACATAAATTCACCCATATATCGGCACTCTGCTTGTTGCGTTTTTCGATAGCTTGGTAACATTTAGAACAACAAACTACTGTCATCATTCGGTCACCATCTGTTTTAAGTATTTAGTAATTAGCACTTTATGAACCACTTTTTTTTTATCATGGACATAAACACACCTTACTTTGTATAGTAGGAACGTATATTATTATTGATCAGGGTTTTGGGACCTTCGGTGATCAAACATAAAGCCCGGTTTTCTGCCGGGCTTTTCTTTTTATACAACATATCTCTTTATTCCAATACTACTTTTTTGAAAATTATTACCCCTTGACATGATATAGCATTGTTATCGCTTTAGAAATATATTAAAAATTTTTTGAAAATATTTTTGCATCATATCGAAAATACTTCTTCCATCTTGGTCTAGCATTTGGTATACAAACAATATGACACAAAAGAAATATATTAGTAACACATTAGAAGATATATTGATAAAGGTACACATCGCGATACCAATAATCTTTCTGACAATAGCCCTAGGAGTTTATATATGGACACGATTGTAGCAAAAGAGCCGTTACCAAAATTTCCTGTGGTTTGTTTGATTATAATCATAGGGGTTTTAACTTGGTTCGTAGTGACACAATAGATTCAAAAGACTCGGAAGAGCCAAAGTATACAAGAGTAACAGAAATATTATATCCGTTTAGCGGTCTACAAACAATTCCAGAGCATATTGTGATGAATGCGGCTGAGCGAGGAACCAAAGTACACAACATCTGCGAATCAATCATGAAAGGCCTCGGAGATTGGGGTGTAGATGAAGAAACCAAGCCCTACGTGGATTCATTCAACAAATGGTGGTCACTCGGTCATAAAGTTCTAAGTATTGAACAACGATTTTTTTGTTCAGAATTGATGATCACTGGTCAAGTGGATATGATATTAGAGACCGATAACGGGGCTGTGATTCTGGATCTCAAAACTTCAAGCAAACCCTCCAAGACATGGCCCTTGCAGGGATCTGCTTACGCTTATATGGCTAAACAAGCTGGATACGACATAAAAGGAATTCATTTTCTGCATTTATCGCGCCTAGGAAATGAACCTACATTGCATGTGTATGATGATCAATTCGAGTTATTTAAGAAATGTCGAGATGTATATAAACACTTTTTTGAGAAACCAAATGGAAGAAAAATCACAAGAATACGACCTGAAGAACCCTCCAAAAATGTCGCGTGATATCGCTTGGGATGGATGGGATAATCACGAAATATGGAAAACAGAAAAACAAGAGAATATAGAATGGAACAATCAAATGCACTTGTTGTACAACCAGTAGGGTCAACCTCTGGAATGCCTACACAACAAGAATTACAAGTATATCAGGCATGGGCAGATAACGCTGTAGACTCTCAAATGTAT